GGTAATCTACTACTTGTCCGAGTACTTTACTGATCTGTGAGTTGTCTAGTTTTGTCATATTCTTTTAATTGTTTTTGTATTTGTTTAAATCTTTCATCTACACTACCACGTATCACAATTGTTTTCTTTTTCACCTCAGGGTAATGTTCAAAGTATTGTTTATATAATGATATAATATCGTCTCTAAAGTCAACATCAGCGCTACGATGCTCGTCACCTACCAATTCAATTTCTTCAGGATCTGGATACAATATAATATCTAATTTAGGTATTAACATATGATGTAACTGGTATGCATAATCTAACACCCATTTACATACTTTACCCTGCTTGTACAGCCATTCAGTATAAACAACACCATCTATAATGCATCTATCCAACACCACACAGCCTGACATGTGATGGTTATGCAAATGCTCATTCAGTATGAATAGTTGTGTGGTATTATCACCGTCGTCGTTTATTTTATAGCCATAGGAAGCTACTTTTCTTGTAACTTCCTTCACAAACGAACACTTTCTAAACAAGTTACTGTGTAACATTTTCATGAGCAATGTGCTCTTACCAGAGCATTGAGGTCCTGTGAATCCTACTAACATATCAATATATTATATTATGCTTGAAAAATGATAGCCACTAGTCTTTTGGAAATTTAATTCTGTCATCCATTTGTTTTTCATGAGGAAAAGCATCTAAATCATGAGCTTTTCTCTCTGTATGCATGGCACATAACAAGTTCCATACAGCAGCAGCAGCATGATCTTCATCATCATCACATCTCCACCAGGCTTCTAGATGCCTATGTGCACAGTCATAATACACGCTCAAGGGCATACCCTTCATCCAATTGTTCTCTCCGTATTTTTCAGCACCGTCTAGATATCGTTTCATGACTCTTTTGAGTTCTTGCTGTGGTACGAGAGACATTCTGAGTTTTCCAACACAATTGTCTCGCTGAGCACCGGTATCAAATTGTCTATTTTTATCAGTCATATTGTTGTAATCGATGTGCGAAGAAAGATACCCACATGTCATGAGCCAATCGCTTAAGAGCTTGTGTCAAATCATCAACATTTTTATATCTATTGTTAATAGATCTCACATCTATAATACCACCACTATCGACTTGAGCGATAGCTCGATGCAACACACATCCTATTTCTGACATGTTCATATTGAACGCGCGATGCTGAGGATCTTTACCTTTGAGTTCAGGGTATTTGGTTATCAGCCCAGGGTGGAGGTTGTATATATTATACTGATCACATATCTCACCAGGCACGATTCTCATCCATCCATGCATGGTTATTATTGCATCGGTTGATAATAACTCATGATATGTATCAACATCCGGGAGTTGTTGTACATGGTTTATTGGTACTGGTTGTGGTACTTGAGTTGAGCTCTTGTCCTGATTACAAATTATTTTATCAGGTTTCAATCCTATAGATTTGCTTAGACCGGCGATTTCAGCACCGGTGTGGCTGAACATGGCGATCCATTTCATCAATACCGGCGTAAGATTTTTTTGAACATGGATGTGTTGTACATTACTAGCTCGTGTTCATCATCTGTAATTTCGTGCTCGATCATGTCTGCAAGCAATGTGGATGGTTTTTCATCTAAACCATATTCATCATTGTACTTTAAATCATGCATGGCAGCTACTACAGGATTGGATGTATCCACACTCTTTATGTTGTAAACATTGTTATCCACATACCATCTAAACTCTCTAGCCAGACTACAACCAAGCAAATGATGGGGTTTGTCCCAGCACCAATGACCTTCTTGGATCAAGTGATTGATGAAACGCTGTCTGCCGGTGGAGAAGCTTTCTAGCTGCGTGCCACCATAACCAGTACCATTGTAATAGCTGTAATCGAAACTGATCGCGATCAGGTCTGCTGCTTGTTTCATGAACTTGTAACACTCGACTAGCTGCATCCATGTTTTGCCTTGCACAACACCCATGCGTTTTCCTTTGATGTCTTTGTGGTTTGATTCCCATTGTATCCAGGAGTCGACCGTTTCTTCTGCATTCTCTAGTACATCCGGTACGATGTAAACATTAGGTTGTAATTTCTCGATCCATGTGGCGTATTTGTCCGGTTCAAAACTCTCTCCTAGTTCAAAAATACTATTATCTAAATATATTTCTTTGTTTAAATTTTTAGCCTTGACAAAAAAATCGTAGTATTGCTCGTGTGTTTCAAACAGATGAACCAGCGCGTAACAGTAATCATTGTATCTTAGACTATCATCAAGGATCGAAATGGGGCTCTCGTGAGAAGTTTCTATTCGCATAAAGGTATTATAACGCCTTTATACTATGTTTTCAACAAAAAAAAAATTATCTATACACGGTACATGTAGTATCACACCCGAATGTCTCTATAGGTAATATTTGATTTGCTGGTATCGTGGCAGTGACTACTTCTAAACTATTATACGGAGGACCAACATTGTAATTCTGCGCGCCTGGTTTTCTCATGAGTAGTTTTACAACCGCCCCATTGCCGCTAGCCAGTACTGATATACCAGTATACATCTCATCCGTGCTGTATGATGATGGTTCCGCTCCCTGGTTGTTAGAGACTGTGGTAGTGACTGTGTTAGGATCATCAACATTGAAACTCTGCGACAATTTTACGTGACTATACAACGTCAACACTCCATTCACTTCAGCAGCTGAGAACGCATAATCTGGACCGGCATGTATTATAGAATCATAATTGCCTATGGCTGCGTGTAAATTTTTCATGGTTTCTTCTTTAGTGTCACTGATGTACACATTTTTCATGTCAGGTTTCGCAGCAAATTTTTTATACCACACACTATCAAGTTTCTGATCACTAAATTCAAATGTGTATGTCCTGCCGTTCCACTCGATACTAACAGTATCACCAACACTGGGATTCACTGATAATGTACCCTTGTATTCCGCGAAAGAACCAGCAGAGAAAAGTCCGGTAGATGCTGTTTCTGTTTTTATCTCTTTGTATAATCTGTCACTCATGTATAATTATTTATTCATGCTTGTATCAAATACAGACAAAAAAAACGACTCTTCAGCATCACCTGTAAGAGTCGAAAAAATGTTTTTATCGCTGGGTGTATCATTTCACCAGCTCTGAGTCCTGAATACTAGAAGTATTTCGAGCTAGCGCCTGGCGTGAACGTTTGTCCAAGATTCTTCACTATAATCACGTGATAGTAGAGCTCAGCACCGAAGATGTTGTCAACAACACCGTAACGGGTAAGCATACCAACACGAGGAGCGAAGTCATTGGGTCCAATTGTTCTTTGAACCATCACAGGGATGTATGGACAATAGATAATACCGGTGTCGTAGAATTCTGGGCCTTTGTAACCTAAAAGAACGTAGTTCAACTCGTTTGCACGAGCTGTTCCTTGTCCAGGTTTTTGACGACCAGGAGTTCCAGATCCAGCATTTCCAAGAAACTGAGCTTCAGTACGTGTGTCACGGTATACATTGAAACGACCACCGAGATTTCCAACACGAGCTATTCCAACCGGTTGAGTGTTGATGTTACCTTGAACTTGCATCCACTGAAATTCAGGGAGCATTTCCAAAATAGCGGCAACTTTGGGTGTAGCGACTAAAAAGTTCGCGGCACCACGACGGTTACGAATAGCAATACGGTTAGCTTCTACAATGATCTTGGCGTATAAATCGCGATTACGTTCTGCGAGCCAGCGTCCATCAGCTGTGGAGGGTTGCCATGTGCTATAACCTGAACCGGATCCTGCGTTAAGCGCGACTTGAACCATTCTCATGAGCATTTCACGGTCGATTTCAGCCTGAATTTCGTACGACATAGCGTTGGTCAATTCAGTATCAATATCGATACCATTCATGTTCTTGAGATCTTGTTCGAGTTCTACACTCCACTTTGCTCCCAGACGTCTTGTTCCAGCTTCAACAGCTGTTTTCTCGAAAGAAACTTCCATTTGAGGAATGTTGCTTGTGAGTTCAAAGTCTGCGAGAATTTTCGCGACTCCATCATCACCATCTCCGAATTCGAAGTCGTCATGACCGGACAATCCAGCAGAGCTGGTACCGGTGAAGCGAGTGTCAAGATAATTGTAACCTACTTCTCTTCCGTCCGCGGCTGCGCGAACTGGATCGGCGGCGCATGTGCTGTCGCTATCGTTGCATGTTCCGTCACCACCGAGGGCGCTGGATTCATACTTGTAGCGGAGCGCAAATGCGAGACCGACAGGTCCGCTCATGGGCTGAACACCAACGATTTCGTTTGTGATCAACTCAGGAAACGTACGACGAATCATCGG